TTCATTATTTTGCTCCTTGTGTTTGGTTGAATCGTTTGAATGCGTCGTAACGCATCACTGCGTTGAGGTAATTGAAGTAGGTCTCATGGCCTCCGGCCTCCCACTTGTCCGCGGCCGCGCACTGCTCTTCGTACGACGGGAATTCCTGCGTGGTGAACTGGCCTGCTCTGTCAATGATGTACAGTGGAAATTTTCTCATTTTGTTAACTCCTCAATGTTTTGTGTGAACCCGATAACGTGTGCGTTTAATCGATCTTGGTCTGTGACCTCTGCGAACAACTCGTGTTTGGTAATGCCGTTGGTGGCCTTGGGGGCCAGTGTCCATATTACGAATTTGTAGTCGCCATTGAAGTAGTCCACAGTGACACAGACACCATGCGCGGCACTGTGTGCGGCCTTCGCGGCCTGCTCGGCCATCTTTTTGTAGTAGATAAAACCACCGACGTCGTCGGTGTATGGTCGTGCTGTTTTCATAATGGTGCGTCCTCGTGGTTGTCAGGGTTAAACTTGGGCACCTTGGTGCCCTTGTCTTTGGGGTTTGGGAATGGGGGGAATGGCCAGTTTGTCATGGTTTCATTACATAAAGAAAATAGTAAAACAGCGGGCCACCGATAAGGGCCGCCAGTATCAGGGCCTCGATCAACTCGCGTAAATACTTGCGCATACTTGTGCCTCCTCAATTAAATCGCCGACCCTGTGCAGGGCCAAGGTTTTTGTGCCGCCAATATTCCATTTTGTTATGGACTTTACCGGTGTGCCTTGGGGGCCACAATAGTTGGGGCCGTTTTTATAATTGTAGATTGTGGCCACTGTGCCGTCGCTAAAACACAAGGTCCACTCGGCGTCGGTTTTGTTTCCTGCGTCGGTCGGTGTGTAGTCAGGTTGGCCGAATACGGCCACCAGTGTGTCATAGTCTGTTGTGATGGTACCCTGTAGGTAGGTGCCGTTGATGTCTGCAGTGTGTGTAAAATTCATGATTTGAATGCCTCTTTGATTTTGTTGTACTCAAATTGCGCTGTGTTCAGGTCGTTGCGCTCGCTGACCATCTCTTCGCGCGTTTGGCCCTCGCTGTGGTTATCGTGCAAGTACTCGGCCATTTGTAACAACTGGCCGACGTTAAGGTCGCGCCACTGTTTTTCTGTGATTGTGATTGTCTTCATTGTTTTCTCCTGTTGATACTATTATGGTCAATTGGGGGTGGTTGATCTGCAATGGCCTGCACGCAGGCCATCACGCATCATTTTGCCGGCACGTAATACCCTTGCACTCGCGTGCGTGGTCCGCACTTGGCCATGTCCAACTGTGTGCCGTTGATCAGGGCAAACACGTGGCCGGTTTTGTTGATCACTAGGCGCTCATGCTTGGCGCCATCTTCGCGCATGAACTGGGCCAGTGTGGGCCTGTCGTTGCGCTTGATGTATGTCAGGCCCTTGCTTGCGTAGGCCCTGACCACGTCACCACGTGGCACGCCACGTCGGTTCTTACGGCCGAATGAGGCCATGAGCGCGTGCGCTTCACTGTATGGCATGTCGGCCACATGGGCCAATGCGCGCACTGTGCAATCGCGCGCCTCTGTGTTATGCCGGCCGTCCGGCACTGTCTTTTTGAACTTGATCATGGTCTGCTCCTTAGTTTGTGAAAAACCCGTCGATGCGGGTAATGTGGCCGTCGGTGCCTTGCAACAGGGCCTCTAATTCTGCCTTGTGATTGCTGTCCATTTTGATTGTCAAGGTTTCCCACTTGCGCGTCTGCGCATTCCAGTTAATGGCCACGCCATACTCACGTGGGTAATAGTGGCACATTGAATGCATGCGACGTTGAAATGTGTATAGTTTTTCCATGGTGTTTTCTCCTGTTTGGTTGCTGATACTACTATGGTCAACTGGGGGTGGTTGATCTGCAATGGCCTGCACGCAGGCCATCACGCATCAATCATGCTGTCGCGCGCTGTTCTGTGAATCTGCGGGCCTTGTTGCCATGCACAATGATCACAGGACTTGCACCGGTGGATTTGGTCGTGCCATTGCACGCGCCACACGTGTCACACAGTTTGCGCTTACCGGCCTCTTCACTGGCAGGGCAGACAAACTCGCGCTCCTGCAGGGCCTCGGTGGCCAAGCGAATGCGGAAATAACGCAGGCCACTGGCGCGGGCCTGTTGGGCCTCTTCTACTGTGTCTACACTGGCCATGGTCAACTGGGCAATGTCTGCCCTGTGGTCCATTGGCAGGGCCTCGTTGGCCCACTGGTGTGTGTATCCTGTGCGGCCTGCGGCCTGTGCTGTCAGGGCCTGCCATACGTTGGCAGGAACCGCGGCAGGGTCCCCATACGTGCCGAGACGCACCATGCGACCGGCCACCATGGTGCCGACGTCGGCCGGTGTGGCGTCAGGGTATTTGCCTGCCTGCATGGTTTTGAAAACCACTGTAGGACCTTGGGCCACGACCACATAGCACGCGCCACCTAAAAATGGCCGGTGTTTGCAATTGCCACAGATCGCGCTGTCCGCGCCAGTTTGGACGGCCAGTGTAGGGCGCATGTCGTCGCGCAAAATGTAGGTTTGCACCATATTGCCTGTCTTGCGGTTACTGGAACCGAGCAGGGCAACGGCCACAATGGGCGTGCCATCAAGTAATGATGGGCCGCGATAAATTACATAACCGGTGGGTTTCTTCATGGTGTGCTCCTGTTGTTGAAAATAATCTGCAATGGCCTGCATGCAGGCCATCACGCATTATTTGCTTGTGATGTAGTACTGGACGTTGCAACTTTTCTCGTCGCCTACATACTCTAGGTCGTCCTCGTTAATGGGGACCCAAAACTGTGGGCCGCGTTTTGCGCAGTAAGCCACGATGGCCGCGCGGGTAATGCTTTTCGCTGTGTAGTCCAGCGGCATGGCCTCGGCCTTGTCGTTAAGGTCCATGCGCTGAACCATGATCTTGGCCGCGCGTGTGTTTGTTGCGGGTTTGTAGGTGGCTTTGAAGAGAGTGGTAATTTTCATGGAATGCTCCTTTTGGTTGGTGATACTACTATGGTCAATTGGGGGTGAATTGATCTGCAATGGCCTGCACGCAGGCCATCACGCATCAATTGCTTTCGGTATCGGCCTGATAGGCCGCGTCCCATGCGTCCATGAACGGGTTCACTGACCAGTCCATCATCGTCTCTTCGGGTTCGAGGCCGTATGCGCTGACCTTGGCCCAACCGACCACATTGTCGTCGCTATCACGCACGCGCAGGTCGGCCTCTTCTACTGATTTGACAGCGTCCATGATGGCCTTGAGGCCTGTGGATCGTTTGACCTGCCACTCTTCACCATCGAACACTGAAATGGTGCATTGCTTGGCCAATGAATACTTGATAAAGTGAATGTATGCTGTTTGCATGGTGTGCTCCTTTGGGGTTTGGTTTACTTACACTATCATGGTCATTTGGGGGTGAATTAGGATCAGCACTAGACGATCGTCTAGGGAAATCGCGTGATCTTCTATATTAGTGCAATGACGCTAGACAGGCCCCTAGGCCTCGCGTGCGCATGCAACATACTGCACAGCCAACATGCCAACATGCAACATAGTGCATGTTGGCATGCTTCTTGCTTGGCTAGCAACATACGTGCCACTGTGCCTTGGCATGCTTCTTGCTAATAGCAAGGTCCGTGCCATGTCCACGTTGGCATGCTTCTTGCTTGGCTAGCAAGGTCCGTGCCATGTTGGCCTCGGGCATACTATACTCAGTAGGGTATGCGCCTCGGTGCCTACTATACCCAGTAGGGTATGCGCGATACCCCTACCAGTATGGGTATGCTGTCCAAGTTGGCACGATACTTGCTAGGGGGCGTTGTTTTTTAGCGACACCCCATTTAGGGTCCCATCCGGCAACCCGGGCGGGGGGCCCCCACAGACAGCAAGTTTTTGCAATTTCTGTATATTTTTACAAAAACCTTGGTTTGTTAACATTTATGTGCACGTATACCCCCGGGGGTATATAGACCCTACTGTTAGCGTGGTTATTTGTGACGGCCTAGGGTACTCATTTTCAAAATTGAATACCTTAGTACTCATCTTGTTCAGGGTGTTCAGGGTGTCGGGGTCATATCTCTATATTTTATTTTTTTTTTTTTTTTTTTTTTTTTAAAATAATAAATAAAGACTGAACAGCCTGAACACCCTGAACAAAACACCGATTACTGGGTCATATACCCCCCACCCTAAAGTAGGGCGTAAACCCTAACAACAATGGGTAATTAGGGTTAGACATGGGAATCGACGCACGTACCCCCATTCCCACCACTGCCGGATGGCAGTTAGCAAGGTTTATCAAACCGGGGGATGAGGTTTTTGATTACACGGGCCTGCCCGTCAAAGTTGTTTCTGTTCAGGAGTACACGCCGGTGGTGTGTCATAAAATCTGGACCAAGGACGGCCTGACGTTGGTGGTGGATAGCCGCACCGGAATTCCGGTGTACGACAGTAAGGTTTTCCTTACCCTGTCCAAGTGGGGGCGCAAGGTTCCCACCAGAGAAGAATACAGCCTTCCCATCTACGCGCCACAAAACCTAGCCACCATAGACACGGGTTGGTGTAGGATGCCAACGTGCTACCCAATCAGGCCAAGCGCCAAACCGCTACCCATCCACCCCTACGACCTAGGCATATGGATAGGGGACCCGCACAGAGACAAGCGTACCATCATCACTTCTAAGCTGATCGAGAGTTACGGCAAGATTCCAGACTACATTCCCGAAGAGTATTTGTTCTCATCTTTTGAGCAACGACTGGCTATACTCCGGGGGGTATGCGCCTCACGGCCAAAGTGCCACAGCCGCATCTCGGCAAAGTTTAGGTTTAACATCAAAGACCTGAGGCTATTCAGGTCAATACATAACTTGACTGAAACACTCGGGATTAGGACAGAGATAGCAGAACTCAAGAAAAATTACCACATGGTGTTCAGGACCAACTTAAAACTGGTCGAAGACCAAACCCCCGTGCGCCGGCCGCACTACGAAGAGATGCGCAGGATTACCCACGTTACCAAAGTGGACATTAGGCCCTGCATGCACATCAAGACCGCAGACCCGAACAACACGTTCCTAGTAAGTGAAGGGTACCTGACAGTATGCCTATGAACGACACACAGCAAAAGCTACTCAAGGCGTTTGCAGACCAGAACAAGGGATGGCCCAAAGAGCAACTGGACCTAGCACTGTGGCGTGTGAGGTGGGAGTTAACGGCACTACCGCACCAACGAGAGCCAGAGGATGGGGAGTACGACACCTTCTTACTTTTAGCCGGCCGGGGTTCCGGCAAGACGCACACGGCGTCAAACTGGCTAGGACTAAGGGCGGCAATCTACGACAAGACGCGCTGGTTGGTGACAGCGCCAACATCAAACGACATTCGCGCAACGTGCTTCGAGGGTGACTCGGGGCTCCTCAACATCATACCCTCGTCGCTGATCAAGGACTACAACAAGTCGCTGTTTGAGTTGACGCTAAAGAACGGTAGCATGATCCGCGGCATCCCGGCGTCTGAGCCAGAGCGCTTCCGGGGTACACAGTGGCACGGCATGTGGGCAGACGAGTTGTGTGCGTTCGAGTACATCGACGACGCGTACGACCAGATTCAGTTTACGTTGCGACTGACAGACCCGCGCATTGAGCGCGTGCAGTCGATCATTACCACCACGCCAAAGCCACTGGAACTAATCACGGACCTGAACGAGGGCAAGGTTGGCGGTGACGTGTACGTGTCGCGCGCGTCGAGTTATGACAACAGGACAAACCTCTCAAGTTCTTTTTTCAAGCAATTAGAAGCATATGAGGGCACGGACCTAGGACGTCAGGAGATCTACGGCGAGATCTTGGACCCAGAGAACGCGGGTATTGTCAAGCGCAAGTGGTTTAAGAACTGGCCGGCGCACAAGGCAACACCCACGCTGGAGTACGTGCTGGTGTCGTACGACCCTGCCACGTCTGAAAAAACACACAACGACCCAACAGCCTGTATTGCGTTGGGTGTGTTTGAGCAAGATGACTTTGCAACAAGTTGCATTTTGCTCGACGCATGGGACAACCACCTGTCGTACCCCGAGTTGCGCCGCAAAGTCATCGAGGACTACAAGGAGGTTGTGTACGGCGCGGACAACACGTTTGCCAAGGGAAAGAAAACTGACTTGATTTTGATGGAAGATAAGTCAGCAGGCATCTCCCTCATTCAAGAACTACAGGCCGCGCACCTGCCGGTAAGGTCCTACAACCCCGGACGCGCTGATAAGGTGCAAAGGATGAACATTGTGGCGCCGCTGATTGCAAAAGGACGGGTGTACGTGCCAGAGGACCCCGAAAATCCGGGCGAAGTGGCAACTTGGGCCAAGCGTTTCATCAGGCAGGTGTGTTCTTTTCCCGAGGCCAAGGGCCACGACGACTACGTTGACGCACTTTCACAGGCTTTGCGCGTTCTAAGAGACTCCGGTTGGCTCCAGTTGGACCCACTGCCGGCGCGAGACTACGCGCATGCGGACGACATTGCGCGAAACAGGGTGAATAACCCCTACGCCGCGTGATTTTCGGGCACAAACACCCTCTTTTATGGGTGATTGGTTATAGGAGGCCCCCTGAATGCACAGTTCATCGCACGCAAAAGAGATTAGGCAGTGTGGTTGTCGGATGTGTCGTTATATTCGAGCACGTGGCGAGTCATTTTCTGTGTGGGGCCCAGTTAGAGCAGGGTATAGAGACATGTTGAAAGACATTGTCAGGGGCGGAGACCTTGAAAACTACAACAAAATTTTGAAAACCCGAGATTACGATGCTTAATCCAATTAAAACACCGACACAAATGATGTACGAACAAGCAGGCATACCACACTACGATAGGGGTGGTGTTATTGGTCAATTTGCAAACCGAATCCAAGACGCAATCCGCAAATACACAAAAGCGGTGGGCAAACCCCCGTCGCCAGAAGAAGTAAAACAACTAGAAGACCACATTAGGTCACTTTCTGCCCCCACAGGCAACGCGCCACAGACAATGGCACGCACACAACAGCAAACACCGTTTGCAAACCAGCTTGTGGACCAAAGTGGTCGTCCATATCCAGCGGTGACAACACCAGAGGGCCGGACAATAACGCCAGAGCGCGCCAAAGGCATGACAACACGCGAGACAATTGGCCCGTTCCAAGGTGTGCCTAGCCAGTTTGACATGACGCCAATGAACATCAAGGCGCGTGCGTACCCTAAGGGTCAGTTTCAGAACGCGTTCCCTGAAGACGAGTTTATGTCGATGGCCAACACAGGCCGCACAGGCAACCGCACGTGGAACAAGTCATTTACGCCATCAACAGAAGAGTTGGCAACGCGCCAGCAGTTGGGTGAAGAGGCATTAACAGGCGTTGGTGACGACGTAATGGGTGGTCTTGATGCAATTCGTAAGACAGAGGGTGATATTCCTCAAATGACCAGCGCCAGCGCGCCGTTCGCCGAACGTGCCGCGCAACTTGAGGGCCCCGGACTGGACAAACTGACAGACGAGATGTTGTTGGGCAAGCACGGTGCTTTGGTGGATAAAGTGGTTGCTGACTTCAAGGCCCGCGGTATTGAGCCGGATCAAGAAGACATTGTGAACGCAATAAACGCAATGATCAACCCCATGCGCCACAACTACACCGGCGCAAACCCAATTGCTCAACGTCCTATGCAGGGCCGTGGTCCAGCAACCGCAGAAATGAATTCATGGCGCGACGAGGCCCGCATGTCAGGTCTGCCAGAGACGGTGGTGACTAAGCACCCGTCAGACTGGAAGCCACAAAACCAACGCGACTACTTGCTGGATACCGAGCCAGCACAACGCGCACCGTTTGCGCAAGACTGGCAGATGCAAGAGTTGGAAGACAGACGCCGCCGTGCCGTTCAAGGTAAAGCAGAAGGCGGATACATGCAGTCACCCCGCGACATGCAGGCCGAGATGATGGTCCGTGGTTATGGTGGTGGTGGACAAACACAACAACCCACAATGGAAGAGTTGACAAATTACATTCGTGGCGGCGGTTCAAGAATGGACAATTCTGCTGACGAAATGATGATGCAATCGTACGAGCGTCGTCAACCTACAGTAAGCGAATACAAACCCTCTCCTAGAGAACGTATCTCTTCATTAGGCCAAGACTTTTTAGAAAAGTCTGGCATGGGTCGTTACAAAGCGCGCAAAATGGCTGACACTGTAATTGGTGGGCCTAATAGCAATTTACCCGGCGGTTTTGGTTTAGCAGACATTTCAATGTTGCACCCCGCTGGCGCAATGGCCATGGCCCCATTGTACGCGTCTGAAACAGGACACTACATGGCAAAAGGCGAGCCTGTTAGCGCAGGCATGAGCGCGTTAGGCATGTTGCCCATGGCCGGACCAATTCGTAAAGCATACAGAGGCTTTAACCAATAATGCAACCAACAATCCCACTCCAACAGGGCGGTAACCTGTCCGCTTTGTCGTTTGCTGAAGACGAGACGACAAAAGAAGTAGACACGGAAAAAGAAATCCAAGATCTGGCCAACGCGCTTGACATCGATATTGACGACGTAGAGTCCGAGGTTATTGAGTTGGAAGACGGCTCTGTTGTGGTCAACATGACAGAAACAGAAAAGCCATCACAGAACCCAGAGTTCTACGCCAACTTGGCAGAAGAGTTGGAAGATTCTATTCTTGACAGTCTAGCGTCTGAGTACCTTGACCTGATTGAAGTGGACCGTGAGTCCCGCAAACAGCGAGACAAGCAGTATGAAGAGGGCATTCGCCGCACAGGTTTGGGCAACGACGCCCCCGGTGGCGCAACGTTCCAAGGCGCGTCTAAGGTGGTTCACCCCATCATGGCAGAGGCTTGCGTGGACTTTGCGGCAAACGCGTGCAAAGAGTTGTTGCCGGCAGACGGATTGGTGCGCACGTTCATTAAGGGCAAGGCGGACCAAACTCGTTTAGAGACAGCACAGCGTAAAGCCAACTTCCTGAACTGGCAGTTGACTGAGCAGGTTGAAGAGTACCGTGACGAGATGGAGCAGTTGTTTACTCAGCTTCCCCTTGGTGGCTCACAGTATCTCAAATGGAGATTTGACAAGGACCTCAACCGTCCAGTGCCCGAGTGGGTTCCAATTGACAACGTGCTGTTGCCTTTTGCTTCTACCAACTTTTACTCAGCGGCTCGTGTTACAGAACAACAAGACATTACTGAAGACATGTTCAAGCAACGTGTCGAGATGGGCGAATATCGCGATATTGAGATATACACCTCTGACCTGTTGCCTGAGAACCAGACACAGTCCAAGAAGGCCAACGACAAAATTGAAGGCCTGACAGAGCCAACCAAGAACGTAGACGGTTTGCGCCGCGTGTACGAAATTACCGCGTTCTTGCGTTTGGAAGACGACCCGTTGACAGAGGGCGCGCGTGCGCCGTACATCCTGACGGTGGACGAGATTACAAGCAAAGTAGTCGCGCTGTACCGTAACTGGCAGTCAGGCGACCAGCGCATGCGCAAGCTGGACTGGATGGTGGAATACAAGTTTATTCCTTGGCGCGGCGCTTACGCTATTGGCATGCCACACCTTATTGGTGGCCTCTCAGCCGCACTGACAGGATCGCTTCGTGCGTTGATGGACTCAGCACACGTGAACAACAGCCAGACCATGTTGAAGCTAAAAGGCGGACGCATTGGTGGACAGACAGACCGCATTGAGCCAACTCAGGTCGTTGAGATTGAGGGTTCACCCGGCGTGGACGACGTGCGTAAGTTGGCCATGCCACTGCCGTTCAACCCACCGTCTTCGGTGCTGTACAACCTATTAGGTTGGTTGACCGACGCCGCTAAAGGTGTTGTGAAGACCAGCGAGGGACGCATTGCCGACGCGGGTAGCAACACACCTGTTGGCACAACACAAGCGTTGATCGAGCAGGGCTCAAAAGTATTCTCAAGCATTCACGCGCGCCTGCACCGCAGTCAAGCTAAGAGTCTGCAGGTCCTGTCTCGTATCAACCACTGGTACTTGGAAGACATGGACAACCAGTCCGGTGCCGAAATTGCGGTTGAAGATTTTGAGGACAACTCAGACGTCAGCCCAATCTCTGACCCCAACATTTTCAGTGAAACACAGCGTTTAACTCAAGCTCAACTGGTCATGCAGTTGGCAGACAAGGCGCCGCAGTTGTACAACGTGCGTGAAGCGCACATGCGCGTGATGAAGCTGATGAAGGTGCCCGACATTGAGAAGGTGATGCCTAACCCACAGGGCTCGGTTGAGAGCAACCCCGCACTGGAGAACGTTCAGATGACAATGGGCCACGCGGCGGCCGCGTTTCCAGACCAAAGTCACATCGACCACCTGAAGGTTCACTTGGCGTACATGATGGACCCCGCGTACGGTGGCAACCCTCTGATTGGCCCTGCTGTGACGCCTTTGATGTTGGAGCACATCAAGCAACACTTGACACTGCACTACCTGCAGTCGATGCGCAACTACGTGTCACACGCCGCGGGAGGCAAAGACGCGTTCAAGTTGAACGAAGAGCGCAAGCTGGACCTAGCCGCCCAAGAGGCGCTGGCAATGGCCGCCCAGTTGGTCAACCAAGACGCACAGAAGACATTCGAGGGTATCAACCCAATTGTTCAGCAGTTGGTACAACAGATGCAACAGGCCAAACAGTCTCAGATGCAAATGGCCGCTATGGCGGACCCAACGTCTCAGGCCTTGGTGCAGACTCAGATGGCCGAAACAAAACGCAAAACGGAAGAGGCACAGGCCAAATTCCAGTTGGAGCGCGAGAAGATGCAGGCCGAGATGGCAGACAAGGTGCGCGACATGCAGGCCAAGGTTGCAGAGATTCAGGCCAAACTTGGGTTACAACAAGAGTTGGCAAACCAAGACAACGCGGCCAAGGTGGCTATTGCGGACATCAACAACGCCTCCAAAGAGCGCGTGGCAACGATTGGCGCAAACCAAGCACTGAGCGCACAACAAGTTCAACAGCAACATTCACAAGAGATGACTGCGTTGGAAGCAGAAAGCCAAGCTTACGCAGACCTGCGTAAACATGGGCTAGACCAAGCGCAAGCAGAACAGCAACGTGCACACGATGCGGCAATGCAAGCACAACAACAGTTAGCCCAAGCGGCACAACAAGCACAACAACCAACAGGAGCACAGTAATGGCAACAGGCAATCAAGACATGGGTTTTCGCAAGAACTACAAGATCACCGGCAAGCCCGGTTATGCAGGAGGCCCCGGCTCTCCAGTAGAAACAGGACCTTCTGGTTCTAAGCAAGCCCCTAAAGCACCCTTGTACCAAGTACCGCCCGTAAATAGTCGCGGCCTTAAAAAATAATTTAGGGCGTAAGTGCACACTTTTGTGTGTATTTAGTTATAAGGAGGGTTTTTGATGAAAGACCCGTTATATGAATCGATCTTCAAGATCAAAGAAGCCGTTGAGTTTTTACAAAATGGCGTTTTGAGTGGGGTCGATAGCTGGGATAAATACAACCAGCTTGTAGGGAGAGGCCAAGGTCTGCAAGAGGCTTTGGAAATTATCAACAATGTCCTGCGAGAGGACGAGGAATCTGGAAATGACAGAGAGTAAGTACCAAGTGGATGGTCGGAGTGAATCCGACTGTTTTCCGGCAGTTGAACCGGGAATTAAACTTAAAGGCAACCGAATCGTAGTCCAACTGCGAAAAGCCAAAGACGTTTCAAAAGGTGGCATCATTTTAGTTAGTGATACAAAAGCCACCGAAAAATGGAACGAGGTGATTGCAAAGGTGGTAGCAGTAGGCCCCTTGGCATACAGAGATCTTAGTACCCTTGAAACGTGGCCCGAAGGCGCGTGGGTAGAGGTGGGGGATCTTGTTCGTGTGATCAAGTACGGCGGCGACCGCTGGGCGGTACCACACGGCGACGGCGAGGTTGTGTTTATCATTTTGCAAGACCGTGAGGTTATTTGCGCAATTGATAATTTTGAAACAGCGAGGACTATGTTCCCCGCATTTGTTGAATAAAGGATTTCGTTATGAAATCAGTGCAAAAAGCAGAAATGCAGGCTGGCGAAGACATCGCCATTAAAGAACGGGACGATGGCAGTGCGTTGGCGGCCATGGACGACCACGTTGACCCTTTTGAGGGTGAAGAAGATAATACATCATCGTCAGACGACGGTGATGGTGACACACAAAATCTTGCCGAAGGCGGCGAGGTTGAGGGTGAAACCGAAGAAGATAGGGAGAACCTTCGAGCGGCGCGTCGTGAAGAGCGACGCCTAAAGAAGGATCTCACAAAGCAACGCGAGGTTAGTGCAAAGCATAAGATCAGTGCACTGGAACGCCGCAACGAAGACCTTGCGCGCCGGTTGGCCCAAGTGGAAAACGCCGCAGTAGGATTCCAGTTTGCCCAGATCGACCGGTTGCTAGAAGATGAGTCTACGCGTGTAGAGTACGCAAAGATGAAGGCAACACAGGCCGCGCAGGCGGGCAACGTGGCCGAGCAAATGGAATACATGGAGCAGTTTCACAACGCCAAGACAAAGTTGGCGCAGGTGCAAATGCTCAAACAGCGTCAAGTTGAAGAGGCTAAACAGCCCCGCAACAACGTGCCGAGCCCCGCAACTGAGGTGGTTCAGCAAAACGCTACAGACTGGCTACATTCAAACCGTTGGTATGATCCAAGCGGTAAAGACACAGACAGCCGCATTGCCAAAGTAGTTGACAATGCACTGGCAAGCGAAGGTTGGGACCCAGCCGACCCAGAGTACTGGGACGAGTTGGACAATCGATTGAAAGAACGTTTACCCCATCGGTACACGGGCAAAACAGGCGGAGACCGTAACCGCCGTAGCGGAACCTCAAGTGGTCGCACAGACG